TCAAGCAGCCAGCGGTTGCGCGATGGTTGCGCGACGACGTTGTGCCTATTCTCAGGCAGTATCAGATCGAAAGGGTAACGAAGAAGAAGCTGAAGGCTGAAGATATTAAGGCTGCGGCCTAAACCAACAACCGGAGATAAGCATCATGAACAGCGAAAATCATACCAGTAATGCCTGCGCGCCAGACGCGGTTAAAGACACCGATTTGGCGTGTCTCGTTAGAAGCTTCGAGCACCAAGCACCGAACATCCGCGAACTCTTTTATCGGCTTGAGTCCGTCCTGAGCCGACTACAAGGGGCCGAGCCTTGCAGCAACTGCGATACAGAAGACCCATCACCCGAAAGTTTGCTCGGGCGCCTGGATCATGCGTGCAGCACCACCAATTCAGAAATATCCAGTCTGGAAACGATCATATCGAGGCTTGAAACGTTGGTGTGAGCGCTGACACACCCGGCTCAAGCGGTACCACCAACTAACCGGAGATAGGCATGGCACAGGATCACACCGAAGTAGAAAAGATGATGAAAGATCAGGGCTGTACTGGCGAGCGAATCACCAGCGACCTAATCAAATCACGCATTACCGAAACCGAATATTCAACCATCGTCGTTTGCGGCCAGAAGCTCATGTTCTGCGGCATCAAGATGGACAACGGGTTTGTGGTTGTCGGTAAGCCGGCCACCTGCATTGACCCGGCCAACTGGCGTGACGAAATCGGGCAGAAGATCAGTTTCGATAATTCGTTTAGCGAGATATGGAAATTGGAAGCCTATCGGAAGTTGTCGCAAGGCTGAAACAAAAAACCCCGCTGTCATTGCTGCGGAAACAGCTCGGCGGGGTAATCAAAACACTGGAGTAATTTAACCATGAGAGCACTAATTACACAAGACACCATCATGGCCGACCGCTTGCGTCGGATGAATATTTATTTTCTGCAATGTCGCATTGACCGCTGTATGACCCACATCGAAAACGGAGGCGGCGTTAATGCCCTGACCAGGCTGGTTACTCTGGTGAATGACCGGAACGAGCTTTACACCGAGTCTGAGCTGCGCGAGAAGGCGCTGAAGCGGGGATTGGCATGAGCAACGTGGCATCAATCGAGACAGCAAGGCAGGAGCGTATGTCAGGCGAGAAGCCAGCACTCAATGACGGCTATTGCCGGGTGGTCAACGCACTGGCCGAAGGTCTGGCAAGCCACCCACTCACATCGGTTCAGCAGCGCGTTCTATGGGCCGTTATACGAATGACCTATGGCTGGAACAAGGGCAAGGACAGGGTGGCAGCCAGCCAGCTTGCAACCATTACAGGTATGCGCCGCCAACAATGCTCGTCGGCACTTAATGAGTTGATAGAAATGGGCGTCATTATCCGTGAGGGTGGCAGTCGATCAGCCATCAAAATTAACACCCAAACCGGTCAATGGAAGTTCCAAAAGAAGGCCACAAAAGGGCTTATAAAAGAGCGAGTGAACAGTATTCATGAATTGTGTTCAGTGAACAGTAATTCTGGTCACTCAACGAACAGTAATTCTGGTCACACCAAAGACAGTAAAGACATATATCGTAAGACTACGTCTTACTCGCCATCGCCGAGCGATAGCCAAGCCGACCAGCCCGAATCGAAAGCTCCGAAAAAGAACCCCTGCCCATACGAGAAAATTGTAGACCTGTACCACGAAGCTCTACCGCAGTTGTCAGAAGTGAAAATCCTGAACCCCAAACGCAAAAGCCAGATCAAGGCCCGCTGGCAGCAGAAGATTGGCCGTGATGGTCAGCGCCGCTGCGACGAGATGGCGTTCTGGGAGAAGTTTTTCGCCTACGTGAGCACTTGCCCGTTCCTGATAGGCCAGAGCACACCCAGCGCAGGCCGTCCGGTTTTCTTCGCGGATCTGGAATGGCTAACCAATGCAACCAACTTTGCGAAAGTGGTTGAGGGCAAGTACGACGCCGAGCGGGGTGACGCATGAACCTCGACGTTTACGAAGCCGCCGTACTAAGCCTGACCCTTCGCGCCGATTACGCCGCCCAGGTATTCGACAAAGTGAAGCCCGGCGATTTTAGTGGCCAACTGCGCCACTTTGCTCAAACCGCTTACGACCTGCTGCAAGAAAACAAGCCGGTGGATCTGCTGACCGTTGCCGAGCGACTTGAATCCGAAGGCATGGACAATGCCGGCGAGCTGCTGGCCCAGATCGTTGAGCAGAGCAACAAACCCAGCATCGAGAACCTGCCGGCCTACTGCGACATCCTGAGCAATCGCGGCCTGAAACGTGACCTGTACAGCGCCACCCTGACAGCGCGGGTTATTTTGGACGACGAGAAAGACCCGCAAACCGCACACGAACGCATTCTTTCCGAGTTTGAAGGCGTCAAAACCAACCAGGATGACGATTCTCTGTGGGACATGCATCGAGCGTCCAAAGAGTTCCTGCTGGAAATGCAGCGCCGCCACGAATCGAATGGCGAGCTTATCGGCTTGTCTACTGGCTATCCGCACCTTGACGACCGGATCAACGGAATGCGCGAAGGCGATTTGATTATCGTCGCTGGTCGTCCAAGTATGGGGAAAAGTACGTTTGCCATGAATATCGTGGAACAGAACTGCGTTCGTGATGGAATTGAAACTCTGGTGTTCTCAATGGAAATGAGCGCCCCGCAGATACTCGAAAAATGACCGCCTCGCTGGGCAAGATAAACCTGAATTCATTGCGCCGGGGAACGCTCTCGGACGATGAGGGCGAGTGGGGTCGGTTCACCGCGGCCAACACACTAATCCAGAGCGCCAGCCTACACATCGACGATCGCGGCGGCCTAACCGTTGCCCAGATGCGAGCCAGGGCTCACGCAATCAAGCGCAAGGCCGGAAGCCTCGGGTTAATCATGGTCGATTATTTGCAGCTTATGCAGGGCAAGGCAGAAAACCGCACTCAGGAAATCACCAAAATATCAGGCGGGCTTAAATCGCTGGCCAAAGAGTTCAAGTGTCCAGTGATTGCCCTGTCGCAGCTTAGCCGAGGCGTTGAGTCCCGCACCGATAAGCGCCCCATGATGAGCGACCTGCGCGAGTCTGGAGCCATTGAGCAGGATGCAGACATCATCATCTTCCCGTTCCGTGAGGGGGTATTACACAAATCCCGACGCCCCTGACTCACTGACTGAAATCATCTTTGGAAAGATCCGCATGGGCGAGCGCGGCAGCGAAGCTTTGCACTTTGAGGGGCAATATTCCCGTTTCGTTGCGGTAGCTCACAAGATTGATTTTGCCGCAAGGAAGGCAGCCGAAGACGCGGCAGCGTGGGCTGAAACCCAGAAAGGCTACAGCAAAAAGAACAAGGGGATGCAGCTATGAACAGCCACATTGAGCTTGAGCGCATGGGGGTGGAGGTATGAACAACTGCCCAGGTTGCGCCCGCGGCTTGCCCCTTTACGCCGGCATTCACACCGCCGAACTCGAAATGATTTCCTGCACCCGGCCTGAGTTGACGCTTGAGCCGATGACTGTGGACACCTGGCACCGGCCAGAGAAGCGCTTGCAGTCTGAAGTTCCGTTTACTTGTGGTGGTGACCGATGAGCCAGGCAATCAACGAATCCCAATTTTTCGCCCCGGCAAGCACCGATATGGTCGATGGCCTTGTGGGTCGCTACAACGCCGACAAAGGACGAATCGAACGAGTCTGTGAGTATGTGCAGGGTAATGACTTTAAAGCCGTGTGTAGCCACTTTGAGGCCGCCTCAAGCCAACGTAATCGTGGCAGCTACCGATTGCCCGCGTTTAGTCTTGATGACGGCATGGCGTCGATCAATGCCAGCTACTGGAGCCAGGCATTAAATCTGACCGACGTGCTGGACTTCATGCCAGCGAAGCGCCGTGAAGAATGGTTCGACAGCATCCGCGAGATGAAAACCCCGGATTTTGAAGAATCGACCGTTCGCGCAACCCTGGCCGAATTGCTGGCCAGCCGGATGAACTTCTTGGCTGAAAAAGTAGACGGCATATTCCGGGCCCTGAGCGGTACGCACGTCACGAATCAGCCCGAGGGCTTCAGCAAGCGCATGATCCTAACCGGCGTGACTGACAGTTGGGGCAGCTATGGCCGCAACCAGACGGGGCACATCAACGATCTACGCCAGGTGGTCGCCAAATTCATGGGCCGCGATGAGCCGGACTACAACGCCAGTAACCGGGTAGTGGAGATTGCCCGCCGTGACAGCCGCGGCGACTGGGTACCGGTGGATGGTGGGGCCCTGCGAATCCGCTGCTACTTGAACGGCAACGCACACATAGAAATCCATCCTGATATTTCCTGGCGCCTGAATGAGATTCTGGCCCACCTGTACCCGGCGGCCATTCCTTCACGTTTCAGGAAAAACCGGCTCGGAAGGTCAGAGACTTCACGCTGATGGAGCGCCCGCTGCCGTTCGCCGTACTGGAGGTTTTGCACCGGATGAAACCGGTACGCACTCAGGAAATAAGCGGCAACGGCAAAAGAATACCGGCCGCAACAAATAACCCGAACACCTTACAGTTGGATCACATTGACCGCGATAAACACCTAAAAGCTGAAATTGATGAAGTACTGACGCTGCTTGGTGGAGTCAAAAAAACGCTTAATTGCACAACTTTTTTCGAGTTCGATTACGACATTGCGCCGGTGATTCGTGAGGTGATTTGTAGCGGCTGTATCCCGGATCAAAAGAGTCACCAGTTTTACCCGACGCCTGAGCAAATCGCGTTTGATGCGGTAGAGCTTGCCGACATCCTGCCTGGTGATAGCTGCCTTGAGCCATCCGCAGGAACCGGGAACCTTGCAAGGTTTATCCCAAGTTCTGAGCTAACGACCTGCGTCGAGATCAGTGCTCTTTACTGCAGCGTTCTAGCGTCAAGATATCCGGTAGTGCAGGCCGATTTCCTTAAATGGCAGTGCCAGGAGCGTTTCAGCCACATCGTAATGAATCCACCTTACAGCCAGGGCCGTTGGCAAGCTCACATTGAAAAAGCCGCAACGCTGCTGGCTGACGACGGTGTGATGGTCGCCATCCTGCCTTCCAGCGCTGCAGGTAAGGACGTGTTGCCGGGTATGAAAACAACGTGGTCCAGGGTGTACGAAAACCAATTCAAAGGCGCATCTGTGGATGTGGTGATTATGAGGGCTGAGAAATGACCGACGAACTATTGAATCGTAGAGTTCTGCGCGAAGTCACCAAGGCCGGTAAGCCGATTACCTGCTACGAGATCAAAGAATTGCTCCATGACCGCCTGAGTGACGTTCGCGGGGCTCTGGAGCAGCTGATTGAAGATGGTGACGTTCTGGCCGTGGGTGCGAGTTATGCGAGGGCGCACGGTGGGTATGGGCCGGGACCGGGGGATGCAGCGTGATTAGCAAAGAAAACATCGAAGAAATCAGAGTTGCTATGGGCGAAAAAGGCGAGATTGTCGCGCAAGTGGAGGCTCTAAACCGAAACGCAATTGAATTGATGCGTGATGCGACGAAGTACCGCGAGCTTTGGCAGTCGGCGGCATCCTGCCTTGCTGCCAATAACAAGAAAATAAAGCCACGAGGACTGGACGAATCTCGGATGCTTAGATGGGCGGCAATCTCCGACCATGGGCATTTTTGGAGCGGACAGACTGACGGATGGATACCGGAGCCAGACGGAGATACAGCAGCATGAGCATTGATATTGATCGTTTGAAAGTGGATGCGGTTACTGGAAGAAAATGGCGCCCCGGATGATGCAACTCACTGCGCAGTTCACGACCCGGGCAAACGTGGTTCAAGTTTGGCGAAGATGGCAGCCCAATGATGTGGCACATGAGATTTTCGGAGTGGCGTGAGGGACTTTGCAAGGAGAGCCGGCTTGTCGATTTAATTCCGCGACTAGCCAGGGCCGATGAGCCCGAATGGAATGGCACCGACCTGCCGCCAGTGGGTACGGAATGCGAAGTTTTGGCGTGGCAAAACACATACTTCAAATGCAAAGTTCTAGCGCACGATGGACCCATCGCGGTTGTACTCATGGATGACAAATATCCCAACGCCATCTATGACGGGTTTTCTGCTGAAAAATTCCGGCCACTCCGGGCCCAGCGCGAGCGGGAAGAAATCATTATTGATGCGCTTCGTCACGTTGACGAGCCTCGCGATGATGAAGTTCATCCTCGGCAATATCTTATGGACGCTCTTCACACTCTTTTACGACGATGGGATGTTGCGGAGGGCTGGAGAGTGACCAAATCCAAACAACGCGACCTGCTATTCCGCGTCACCGCCGAAGGCACCCTGGCGCCGGATGATGATTTCTGCCGGGAGCGCCTACGCAAGCGTCAATTGCGCGTGGGTGACGTTGTGAAGGCAGACCCCAAAAAGCCTCGTAACCCGCACCACTGGCGGCGTGCACATAAGCTGGCCCAGCTGATGATCGAGAATCTGGACGACTTCGCAAACATGGACCCACACCCGGTACTCAAGCGCATTCAGTGGGAGGCCAACATTGCTTGCGAAGAAATGGCCGTAAAGGTTCCGGGCTACGGAATCACCGGCGTTCGCATACCGCAGAGCCTGAGCTTTTCAGATATGGATGAGGGTGAGTTTCAGGAAACCTACGGCCAGTTCTGCCAGTGGGTGATTGATAACTACTGGACTGGCATGACGCAGGAACAGATCGAGCAAATGGCTAACTTAGTGGGGCTGGCAGCATGAATACACTTCAGTTATTCGCTATGTACGTGGGATTTTTCATGATGGCAATGATTGCTTTTATCAACTTGGTAATCCTGAAAGACCTTGCCATAGGGTTCGCCAGAGCTGTAAGCATCACTCGCTTTTATATGGCCACCTCAAAAATGAACAACTTAACGCTGCCGTGGCGAGCATTCCCGAAGTTTTTCATAAGGCAATGGTGGAGCTTAACCGGCGATCTTCCTGTAATCAGCGGCCCTGGCGGCTACTGGCGCGGTGTTGGTGACTGGGAAGCTTTCGGGGCAAGGAGAACGCCAATGAACCCACCCACCATCAAAACCCAAGAACCGCGAAAAACAGGCCGAAATTGCACGTAAAACGGCTGAATTTCTGGCAAAAGGCGGCAAGGTCAGCGAAGAGGAGATACGGCGGGGCAAGCATGTTGATTTGAGCTTTCGGTATTACGCGGGCACTGGGGAGTGATGAGGAATGAAAACCAGCAAGATCAGACAGAGTGCCAGGGGTGAGCAATGCACCGTCGGAGTCCCGGATATCTGCAATGGCGACGATGCAACCGTGGTTCTGGCCCACATGAACGGCGCTGGCATGGGGCGTAAAAACCCTGACTGGCAGGCTGCATACGCTTGCAGTGATTGCCATGAATGGCTTGATGGCGGCTTTGTGCGATACGACGGCACCCGCGACGAGCGTGACCTACTTCATTACCGGGCAGTGCTCAGAACGCAAGAGCGGCTGATTCATAAAGGCTTGATGACCATTAAAGGGGCTGCATGATGGAGATTTTCGCAATCCTTATGCTGACAGCATCTTCGTTCATGTGCGGCTATTCAAGCTCTAGCGGCCCGTTCGCGTCAGCATGGATTTTTGGGTTATCGGCTATCTCAAGTCTTATCTTGGCTCTCGGAGCTTCAGTATGAACTATTGGGCCGTAACGCCGATGGCAAAACCTCGCATGACTCGATCCGACAAATGGAATAAGCGCGACTGTGTGCTGCGGTATCGCGCCTACAAAGACGAATTGCGCCTACGACAGATCGATGTGCCAGACGGGGGCGTGAGAATCACGTTTGTTCTGCCCATGCCGGCGAGCTGGAGCAAGAAAAAGCGGGCTGAAATGATTAATCAGCCACACCAGCAAACGCCAGACGTGGACAACCTACATAAGGGGCTGCTTGATGCACTTTTTGTTGATGACTGCAAGGTTTGGGATCACTGGATCACCAAGGTCTGGGGCAACTCCGGCGCGATACAGATTGAAACATTTAAAGAAATCAACGAGCGGGAACTTTAACGGCAGAGGGAAGCGGCATGAACGGCATGAACTCGATGATGTATATGTACGAAGCATTTAAGGAAGAAATCCAGAAAGTGGCAGAAAAGGTATCTCAGTGGAACGACGAGTACACACACTGCTATTTGGTAGCGGATCAATGGATCAGATTCAACGACGGCCAGGGGTGTAGTAAAGCGGAATGGCGGGCCGCACGAGATGAGATGGAATATAACTTGAGCCCTATGGCTGAAGCCATTGATAAGCCCTGCATGAAAACCCAAGTCAAGCAGTGGCAGGCCGCAGAAGATGAGTTCCTGGCCACTGAAATCGGCATCGTTGAGAGCTTTCTGGGTAATCCGTTCTCGACGCCTGATGAGGATGAAGCCTGGGACGCGATTGCAGCCAAACAATCCCGCTACCAGGACAAAACCGGCGAGGACTGGATAGACGAAGCGGCCCGAACATTCACCGCTGAAGAGTTTCGGGGAGCGATGAAGTTTACGCTCGGAAAATACGTGCGGAGAGCCGGCAAGAAAGATGCGCTCGAAAGTGAGATAGAGAAGATAAGAAGCTACGCATCTAGGTGGCTTGAATATGAGCGAGCCAGGTAGTTTATTTAAATCTCTTTACATATATAACGATTATTGAATGTTATAATTATTGAGTGGCAGCCGGTTGCAACCGGTGCTTGGCCTGAGAACCAAGCGGCCACCATCACACCTCAACCTTACTCAAAGGTTACGCATATGAAGCAAAGAAAATTAATACTGGAGACGTATTCCTAACCAATGAAGGTGGAAGCGTTACTGTTATTGACTATCGAAGATATTCTAATATTTTAATTGAGCATAACGACGAGAATTTATATCGAGCTTGGGTTCAGGGTGGCGCGCTGCGCAATGGGCAAGTCAAAAACCCATATCACAAGCACGCATACGGCGTTGGCTTTTTGGGAGATGGGCGGTTCAGGTCTTGTGTTAACGGAACAAAAACCCCCGCTTATGCCTTATGGAAGGGATGCTTAAACGGGCCTACTGTAAAGAGTTTCTGAAGTTGAACCCAACTTATTCTGGGGTCACGGTATGTAATGAATGGTTAAACTTTCAAACGTTTTTCGAACTGGTTTTATTCTGAGCCCAACAGCAATAGCGCCGGCTTTCAGATGGACAAAGATTTAAGAGTTTTCGGCAATAAAGAATACTCACCTCGGGCATGTTCATTTGTCCCCTATCAAATAAATTACCTTTTAAATGATTGTATGGCGTCACGAGGGAGGCTGCCTCAAGGCGTCCGCGCCAGGGGAAGTCGATTCCAGCCCGCTCTAGCTGTAAATGGAAAAATTATAAACTTAAGTTTATGCGAAACCCCAGGCCAAGCTTACAGGCTATATAAATCAGCCAAAGAAAGTAATGTTCGAAGAATGGCAAATGAATGGAAGGCATCTTTACACCCGGAAGTATACGAATTTCTAAGCGAGTGGTTTTTGGAGCCGGAGAAAGCGCGATGAGCGCAGACAACATATCGCCCAAGACGGGCAGGCCGACAAGCTGGACGATTCGGTGCATATCAACTGGCGAGTGCTTTGAGCTGTTCACCAAAGCCAATGTAGACAAGGCGACTGCCAGCAATTTGTTTTTCGTTGAGGAAACCGGCGAATACCTTGCAAGAATTAATCGGGAGATTGCGGGCAAGTGATCCAACTCACCGCCATGATAGACGGTAAGCGCTGCATCATGCTCACCGGTGAGAGTATCGAAGAGGCCGCGAACAGTTGCAGGGATCGAGTCGGGGCGAGATTTGAGGGCTTTGCGCCGATACCGATTGAGATAGTGGCCCGGAGCAAATGGGCAGAGTTCAAGGCGGGTGATGTAAGCCGGGCGCAGTTGGAAGCCTGGTTGAGTGGGCAGGACGACGAGCAAGAAATCAGGGCGTGTTTCAATAAGCTGCGGGGCTAAATATGACAGACGACCAGAAAAAGCAGAAGTTCATACTCAGGCGCCAGGCGATGGCTTGCGTCGAAATGTACATCGACGTTGGGCTGTCTGATAACGCTGACATAGCGCGGGAGTCACGCAGCGTCATCGGTGCGCTGGTGGATTTCAGGGGCGAGATACCGCGTTCGTCGGGCTTTAGCGGATTCTGCAAATTAGCCGGCAAGATTGATCGAATGAAGCGGTTCAGCGATACCCACCTCATGGCCTGCTACCTTCTGCGCAGCTTGTCAGATCGCCAGCACGACGCCGTGGTGTGCAATCAAACCTACCGCGGCCGCACAAAAGTAGCCATTGATCCGTTCGTGCCAGAGCGCAGGATTGAGATATTATGGGATGATAAACGGTGCGCGGATACGTTGGGCTGCACAGTGGCCACGTTCAGGCAGCGAATTGTGGACGGGTACACACGGATGGAAGGCTGGCTGTCCGAAAGTCAGGAGGGGTTCAGGAAGGCCGCGTAATGCTGTAAACCCATCCAGCCTGTATGTATTGACAGTTTTCTGATCTGACAGTATCATCCTGCTACTTACTTAAAGTTTTCCCCGAAGCCCGCAGGCACCACCTAGCGGGTTTTTTTATGCGCGAACACAACATAAAGCCAGCGGACGCGCTGGAAGTCCTCCCCAGCCACTTGATTAATCTACGCCGGGATGGGCGCCCATTCTCGCGGTCGCTACGCCGCACCTTTGCCCTCCATGTGAGGGTTTTTTTACAGCCTTTTGCCCGCCAAGCCTCTACGGACCCTGAAAGTCAGGTTAGTCGGTACGCCATAAATCGGCGGGCACCCTATTCCCGGAGCCCCCTATGGATCGCGATCTGCTCAGATCACAGTTGGAGCGCCATGAAGGGCTGCGGCTGCGCGTGTACAAAGACACAGTTGGAGTTAATACCATCGGCTATGGCCGAAACCTGGACGACGTGGGCATCACCCGTGAAGAAGCCGATTACATGCTTGCCGCTGACATTGAGCGAGTAGAGCGAGACCTGAACATGGTTGATGAGTACATGGACCTAGACCGAATTCGCCAGACCGTCATCGCAAATATGACGGTAAACATGGGATTTAGAGGTGTGATGCAATTCAAACGAATGTGGGCAGCCATTGGTCGTAAAGATTACGCGGCAGCGGCGCGGGAAATGCTGGATTCCACTTGGCGAAAGCAAGTTGGCAATAGGGCGACAGAGCTTGCAGAAATAATGAGGTCAGGTGAGGTATGAGCTTCTTCGGTAAACTATTCGGCACCGAAAAAGCGCTGTCTGGCATCGTTGACGGCGTAACCAATGGCCTTGATTCCCTGGTGTATACCGACGAGGAAAAAGCCGGGGATGCTGCCAAGGATAGATCAGAAGCCCGCGACATGGTCGTTCAGTGGATGGCCGCAACACAGGGCCAAAACCTCGCTCGCCGCTTAATTTCACTTACGATCACTAGCGTCTGGCTGGGCATGTACCTGATTTCGATCGCCTGCGGCATGGCTGCCGTGTTCACAAATTCCGATGGAACCATCACCGCCGACAAAATCAACGCCGTTGGCACCATTTCCAAGAATGCAGCAATGGATATGAACCCCGCCGTTATGCTGATTCTCGCCTTCTATTTTGCTGCACCACACATGGGGGACATTGCCAAAGCTGTCTCCGGTAAGTTCACTCAAAGTGTCAACAAGGGGGTAGTCGTGAGCTTACCAGATACCGTCCAATCGATTTCTCAGCAGCACACACAAAGATCGAATCCGTCGCTCCAGCAGTCTCATACGCAGCGAATGGGGCCGTGTTTACCTGGGGCGCAATCTCGTTCAACCAAATTATGATGTTTGTGGGCGGAATTATTGGCTTAGCCACCTATTTTACCGGCCTCTATTTTCAAAAGCGCAGGGAAACACGCGATCGATATTTTCAGAAGCGCCGTGACGACCGGGAGCAAGAGTTACACCAGCACCGGTTAATACTTGATAAGCAGGCCGAAGGAAGCGGGCTTGAGTAAGCTAACGCCGAAGCAATCGCGGTTTGTGGACGAATATTTGGTTGACTTGAACGCATCAAAGGCTGCACTGAGGGCCGGTTACAGCGAAAAAACAGCTTATTCAATCGGTCACGCAAACTTGAAGAAAGTTGAAATCGAAAAAGCGATCAGCGAGCGCCGAGAAAATGCATCTGAGCGTACCAAGATAACTCTTGATCAAGTCGTTCGTGAAGCAGCCCGGCTGGCGCTGTTTGACCCGCGCAAGATGTTCAAGGCTGATGGCACACCAAGGGCCATTCAGGATCTTGACGACGACACCGCCGCGTGTATTGCAGGGCTGGACGTGATGAATATCGGCTCAGGCGACGAAATTAGTCAAGTGCTGAAGTATAAGCTGGCACCCAAAGGTCAGGCCATTGACACGCTCATGAAACACCTGGGCGGGTACGAAAAAGACAACGGCCAAAAAGTCGGAACGCTGGCAGAGGCTCTGATCGCCGGCATCAACCGCACAAAAGAGATCGATGAGTGATTTTCCTGAGCTGCAACTCCGCGAAGAAATTGCCAAGTGCTGGGATGACCCGCTGCGCTTTGTGCTGCTCGCCTTTCCGTGGGGAGTCAAAGGCACTCCGTTAGAAAAATTCCCTGATGGGCCTGACGAATGGCAGCGCGAGCAGTTAAACGCGATTCGTGACCACATACGGGGCGATGGCGACGTGTCCATGAGGGACGCCACAACATCCGGCCATGGTATTGGTAAATCCGCAGAAACCGCTTGGCTCATTATCTGGTTTTGCAGCACCCGGCCACATTGCGCGGGCAGAATAACAGCAGGCACACAGGCCCAGCTCAACAGCACAACCTGGCGTGAGCTTTCCGTCTGGCACAACCGGGCTATCAATAAACACTGGTTCAAGTGGACAGCTACTCGATTCTTCGCCGTTGAAAGCCCTGAAACCTGGGGCGTAACGGCGATTGCGTGGAGTGAGCACAATTCTGACGCCTTTGCCGGCCTTCACGCCGAGCACGTACTGGTCATTTACGACGAGGCCAGCGCGATAGCCGATAGTATTTGGGAAGTGACCGAGGGCGCTATGACAACGCCCGGCGCTTTCTGGTTGGTGTTTGGTAACCCATCAAGAAACACCGGTCGATTCCGCGAGTGCTTCCGCTCCATGCGGCACAGGTGGGCGACCCGTCAAGTAGATTCTCGCACTTGCCGAATGACCAACAAGGCCGAAATAGATCAATGGGAAGAAGATTACGGCGAGGATTCAGACTTCTTCCGGGTGCGCGTTCGCGGTGAGTTCCCAAGAATCAGCGATAGCCAGTTTATTTCTGAAGACGCCGTTCGTGAAGCGCAGCAGAGAGTCCAGCCCCCGCAAGTGTTTGCACACTACCCGCTCATCATGGGCGTGGACGTTGCCCGATTTGGTGGCGATCAATCGGTCATCACGCTACGACAAGGCCCGAAGATTCACTACCAGCACGCCTATCGAGGTCTCGACACCGTAGAGGTGGCCGACAAGGCGCGTGAGCTTTACCTGAATGAAGGGAGCGTTGCAGCAATTTGCGTGGACGGCCCAGGTGTTGGTGGGGGTGTAGTCGATCAACTGAAGCGCTTTAAGTTGCCGGTGATTGATGTTCAGCCAGCAGGCACGCCGCCAGACCCAAGGGAATTTTTGAACATGAGGGCGTGGTTGTGGGGTCAGATCAAAGTCTGGCTGGAACATGCCGACTCCCCGCAGGCGACAGAGACCTACTTTACGATCTAACCGCCATCGAATACGGGTACGACAAAAAGCTCCGTATTCAGATGGAAAGCAAGAAAGATATGAAGACCCGAGGCGTCCCGAGCCCGGACAAAGCCGACAGCCTGGCGCTCACATTCCACCCGATTGATTCCGTTTTAAGACTCAACTGGACAGCGCGGGGTAATCGACCGGTTAAGCGCGGCAGCTGGGCAGCACACACTTAGGAGTAACCATGGCCATTCTCGATTCCAACAAGCCCGTTAGCCTGACGCAACGGGAGATTGCTGTGGTGGTCGCGCAAGCCGTGGCCAAAACCGGATTGCCCATCCCTGGCGGCAAGTTTCGCAACGATGTAGATCACATTCAGATTGACCCGGTTGTGATCGAGGCCCGCGTAACCCAACCAAAGCAGGGCGTTCGGTTGCAGTTTGAGGTAACAGGCGGATTCGGAGTCTCGTTGAACGTCAACCTGGAAGAATTTGAAGAAAACCCGGTGTATTACCTGAAGGATCTGTTCAATCAGCTACACCCGATGATGCGAAATGTTCAGAAGCTGCGCGACAAGAAGC